AAGAGAAGGACCCGACCCCTTGCTTTACAAACTTTTTGGGCGAAACTAGCGACAACCAGCCCGAACTAGCGGTGCTTGAAAAGCATTTGCCGAGACTTGAAACGATTGGCTGTAGTGACCACAGTTTTGGGGAGGGGATTTCCCAGTGGGCTACTTTGCACATGGGCATTGAACTCATGACCTGGCAAAAGCATTGTTTGTTAAAACAGTTAAGCCATGACGGTTTAGGTAACTTGCAGTTTAGGGAATCGCTTGTGTCGACTGCTAGACAGCAAGGCAAGTCTGTTGCTTTGCAGGCTCTTATCGGTTGGTGGATTACTGAACTGGCAACATTTCGGGGGAAGCCTCAGGCGGTGCTTTCTGTGGCTAACAAACTTGACCGTGCCGAAGCAATTTTTGGAAGTATTGCCCCAATTCTTGTGGACAAATTTGGTGGTAAAGCCGCTAACGCTTTAGGGCGTAAATCGGTCAAAATGCCTGATGGTTCTACCTGGGAAGTTAGGGCCGCCACCCCAAACCTGCACGGCGGTAGTTATGACTTGATTGTTATTGACGAACTGTGGAACATTACTGCGGCTGTAGTCGACGACGCATTAAGGCCAAGCCAAATTGCCCGTGGTAACGGTGGCCCGCTACTCAGCATGTGGTCAACGGCAGGCGACGAATCAAGCGCCGCCATGATTGCTTTTAGAGAAGCGGCTATATCTGAAATAGATAAAGGCGAAACCAGCAACCTGTATTTTGCAGAATGGTCTATGCCGCCTGGTGCAGACCCACGGTTAGAAAGCAACTGGGCAATGGCTAACCCTGCCTTAGGTAAAACGGTCACTATTGAAGCGCTTAAAGCGGTATCTAAAAAAGACAGTTTCTTAAGGGCGCACTTAAATATGTGGGTTTCTGCCCGTGGCGCCTGGCTTGCGCCTGGCGTTTGGGATAAACAAAAAACCGATATACCAATGCCTGCTGGTGGTGTTCTCGCAGTAGACACCGACCTAACAGACGGTCGTTATGTTGGTATTCGGTCAAGTGTGCTTGAATCCAAAGCCCATGTTTGTGTCGAATTTATGGTAGACACCGAAGACGCTATGTGGGAAGAAATAGAACGGGTCATGGCAGACACAACCGTAAACATGGTAATTACGCCAGCGTTACATTTGCATTTGCCTAAATCTTTGGAAAGGCGTACAACTGTTATTGGGTACGGCGAACTACTCAAGTATTCAGGTTTAATACAGAAAATGATTGTGGAAGGCAAAGTACGACACCGTGGCGAACTGTCTTTGGCTGAGCATGTCAACAGGGCTGTGCTAACCAAAACTGGTGGCGGTGTAGTACTCAGTAGTCAAAAGTCGCCTGGCCCCATTGAACTATGCCGCTGTATGGTTTGGGCTATAGCCGAATCTTCCCGACCCAAAACGGTAGGCAAACCTATGTTTGCTGTATCCACGACACCGTAAACCGCTATCAGGCTATTGTTTATCAAGTCCCTGCTCTGCGTCGGGCAGGGCAGGGACACCCCCGATAGGAAAACTCATGGGCATTTTTAATACAACTAAAGTGAACAAAGCGCAGATTTCGCCGACGCCTGAACCGACTGTGCAAGCCGCCGCAGTTGGTGGCGCCTATTACAGTTCACAAGTCGCAGGCCCAAACCTTATTGGTGATTGGTGGTCCTACCAGGCTGGTCTTTTGCGTAACCGTGCCATGTCTGTAGCCGCTATTTCCCGTTCCCGTGACTTGATGGCCTCAGTTCTTGCCAGCATGAAACTAGAAATGTATACGGAACGATGGAACGAAACAGACGGCGAAATGGAAGAAGTACCCTTAGCGCCACGGTCCTGGCTTCGACAACTTGACCCCGAAATGCCAAATAGTTTTCTGTACCCATGGATTTTTGACGACCTTTTCTTCTTCGGAAGGTGCTTTCTTTTTATTACCGCTAGAACTAAAGACGGCTACATGGCCTCAGCGACCCGCTTACCCCAGGGTTCAATTACGACACCCGACCAAAACGGGCCAGTGTGGTTTGGTAAATCAAAAGAAATCTATTTTAACGGCGGCGCTATAGACCCCAAAGATGTAGTACAGATTTACAGCCCAACCCAAGGCATGATTTTTATGAGCGAACAAACAATCGCTACCGCCTTAAAATTAGAAGACGCCCGCTATCGAAACGCTAGTAGCGCAATCCCCGCAGGCGTACTGAAACAAACTGGTGGCGAACCTTTAAGCGCAACTGAACTTGCCGCACTTGCTGAAGCGTTTAACCAGGCAAGAGCAACCAACCAAACAGCCGCACTAAACGAATTTTTGTCATACACAGAAACTTCGGCAACACCTGACAAAATGCTGTTGATTGACGCCGCTGAATATCAAAGTAAGCAAATCGCTAACTTGTGCAATATACCCCCATATTTATTGGGTATTTCAACAGGTTCATACGCATACACAAACAGTGCAGGCGCCAAATCCGACCTATGGACATTTGGGCTGTCAATGTATGCAAAGGCAATTACTGACGCCCTGTCGCAACAGTTGCCCCGTGGCACTTATGTATGTTGGGACACAGACGACTTCTTAGAAATGCAAGAAGAATTGAACTACGCAGAAAACGCAACAGAACAACCACAAGAAAACACACAAGAGGAATTAGCGTCATGATTACTTTTAATGCCAACACTTTTGCAGTTGAAGCCGCAGGCCCTGACGGATTGCCCCGCCGCACCATCACTGGTGTAGCCGTTCAATACAACACATTTGCAACCGTAAGCGACGGCACAACCGTTTCTTTTGCACCAGGTTCACTACCCGTAGACGGTCGCCAACCCCGTGTTTTTATGTACCACAACAGCAGTATGCCCATTGGCTTAGTAAGCGAAAGAGTCGACACAGGCACCGAAATGTTGCTAGCAATGAAAATCAGTAGCACAGCCCTCGGGAACGAAGCCCTAGTGTTAGCCGCAGACGGCGTTATGGAATTGTCCGTAGGTGTGAATCCGACCGAATTTACTTACGACAAAGAAGGCAACATGACCGTGTTAGCCGCCGACTGGACAGAAATTAGCCTTGTCCCCACAGCCGCTTTCAAAGGTAGTACCATTTCACAAGTAGCGGCCTCAGAACCCGTAGCCGAAGAACCAGTAACGGAGACAATCGCAATGGACACCCCCGAAATTATTGAAGAAGTCGTAATCCCAACGGCACCCATTTTTGCAACAGCGAAGCGGGAACCCCGTTTGCCAAACGCCTTTGAATTTATGGCGGCAATCCACAAGGGCGGCATTGAAGCCGCTAACGCCAACAAAGTTTGGGAAGATTACCGCCAGTATCACAAGTCCCCGATTGAAGCCGCCGCAGGCGATGTGGTCTCAAGCAATGTCGCTGGTATTGTCCCATTGCCGCTTTTGGGTCCCGTGTTTGCTGATATCAACTACATTTCGCCGCTGTTGACAGCCGTAGGAACAAGGGCTATGCCTGGCGGTGGAACAGGCTCCACATTCATTCGCCCGACTTGGACCACCCACCCAACCGTAACGGAACAGGCCGCACAACTTGACGCAGTGTCAGCAACTACTTCTGTGATTGCCTCAAACACGGTTACCAAAAAAAGTTTTGCTGGTGCGACCACCTTGTCATACCAGACCGTTGACTTCACAGACCCTGCCGCTATGGCAGTTATTATGCAAGACCTTGCTGGTCAGTACTTGCGAGCAATCGACAACTTTGCTTGCGACAACCTTGTAACCGCCGCAAGTTCCGATGGTGTTTGGGATTTGACCGTAGCCGACTTGCTTAAGTCAATTTACGATTGTGCAGTCACCACAGTTGCCGCAACCAACTTCTTGCCAACCCATATCGCTGTCGACCCAGCCACCTGGGGACTCATGATGCAGTTGACCGACGACCAGAAACGACCGATTTTTGGTTACACGGGCGGTGGCCTCAATGCGTTTAACGCAATCGGTAACGGTGGCATTAACGCTTTCCAAAACGCCAACCCACTTGGATTGCAAATCGTTGTTGACAACAACTTTGCCGCAAAGACCATGGTGATTTTCAACAGCAACGCATACGAAATTTACCGCCAAGACCGTGGCCTGCTTTCGGTTGAGAACCCCAGCACCATTTCCCGCACCATGAGCATGTTTGGTTATGCCGCTACCTTTGCCGCTAACTCAAGCATGATTCGCAAAATCACCCAGGCATAGTCGAAAGGCGGTTAGCCGCCCATGGCTGTATATCAAGTCATATTCCATCAGCGTTTAGACGATTACGCTGTGGTACAAACATTGACAGAACCCGACTTAGATTTGGGTTTACCGTTTACGCTTGCTGGCTTAGGTCATGCTTTAAACGGTACGCACAATGTCTATGCTTTGCCTGCCTACCTGTTTACTGGTGTTACTAGTAGCGGTGACCTGACTTTTGATTACAACTACCCCATAGAAAACCAAGTACTTTTCTATGACGCAGGCGACGACTTAAACCGTAGCGCCGCAATCCCACAAGGCACCCTGACCTATACCGAGACCTGCACCTGGATAACAGGCACACAAATAGGCACATGGCTCGGAATAGCATTGGCTTCGGTTGACGAAACCAGTTTCTTGGCTCAGTGTGCCTCAAGCGCCAATAACTTTATTTTTAGACGCAGGCAAGAAAGCGGCTATACGGATTCTTTAACCGTTGTCCCTGGCGGAGATGTCGAATTAGCAACCATCATGATGGGCGGAAGTATCTATCGCCAACGGGGCGCTATAGACCAGTTTGCTTCTTTTAGCGACATGGGAACCGCCGCAGTCACAGGCTTGTCACCGTTAATCAAACAACTGGCTGGTATCCCACGACCAGCAGTAGCATGAGCGGCCCTGGACCTGGGCCTGGACCTGGACCTGGCCCTGGTCCTGGACCTGGACCTGGACCTGGTGGTATCTACACCGACCTGTTTAATGAGGCCATAGACGACTTAGCAACCACCCTGGCAACCATTACAGGTTTACGGGTTGTTTTTGACCCCGAAAAGATTAACCCGCCTTGCGTATTTATTGACGCACCCAGTTTTGATTGCTACAACTACAACATCGTTACCATGAATTTTTCGGTAAAAGTAATAACACTAGGGCCAGCCAATTTAGACGGCTTACGCAATGTTTTAAGCATGTCTGCGGGCATTTTGGCTAAGAATGTCGCCGTGAAGTCGGGGCGCCCTGGTTCTTTTCCTGTAGGCGGTCAAATGTTTGCCGCCTATGATTTATCCATAGACCTACAAGCACAAGCAGGATGACCATGACTTACACAATTATTAGCGACAAAATCGGCATAGTAGGCACAGAGTTTGTGCCTGGTGCGGGTACCAACATTGAAGCATTACTGGCGCACGGGTTTATTAAATCTGATGAAGTAGTTAGCGACAGCGACGCCCCAAAATCTGCTAAAACTAAAGCACACACAAAGAAGGATTAACCCATGGCAACTTCGACATACCTTTCTAACCCAGGTGTAATGGTCAACGCCGTTTCATTGACCGACCAATGCACTGCCGCCACCGTTACCAACATGGCTGAAGCCCTGGAATCAACATCGTTTGGTTCTACTTCAAGAGTTTTCGTTTCAGGGTTGTTCAACCAGGAAATAACCTTGGACCTATACATGAGTTATGCCGCAACCGAAACTTATGCAACTCTCGCCGCACTAGTTGGCACGACCACGACGGTTAAAGTTTCTAACACCGTTGCAGGCTTGACCACCGCCAGCGCCACGGAACCCCGCTTTGAATTAGTCGGGTGCTATCTTGAGTCTTTGCCAGTTATCAACGCCACCATGGGCGAACTAAGCACCATTTCAATCACCTTTAAGGGTGGCGTTCTTTCCACAATTGTTTCCTGATTTAAACAACTAACAGCAAAGGCCCGACATGCAACTAACTATTAGAGTCGACCAGGGCGAAGGCCCTGTAGATGTCAAAACAAACCTTTTTACTATTGTTGCATGGGAACGCAAATATAAGCGTAAAGCCAGCGACATGGGTAACGGTATCGGCATTGAAGACCTTGCATATTTGGCGCACCAGGCATGTCAACAAAACAATGTTGTAGTGCCGATTGTGTTAGACGATTTCATTAAGTCTTTGGTATTGCTGGAAGTAGTAAGCGACGAACCTGACCGCCCTACTTTGCCAGTACCTACCGATACGGTTTAGCGCAAGTTTTAGCCGCGACAGGGTACTGGCCTCAAGGACTAGAGTTTGATAACGATGACTTAGCAACGGTCATTAAAGTTATTAACGAATCCCGTAAATAAAGGTTGGTCATGGCACGAACGCCTAAAATAGAAGGTGTAAAAGACACCATTAAAGCGTTGCGTCGAATTGACCCCGAACTACGCAAAGAGTTCAATATCAAAGTG